TCTCCAGCACATTCAGATAATCCCGAATGACAATGAGAAAATTCTATAGGTTGGACAGCCTCTTCTGCAGGTAGTTCCCCTATTCGTAAGTCAGTACATAATTCTGTGGACATAATTTTTAATTTTTAATTTTTAAACATATTTACATATTCAGGAACGTCAGATATAGTTCTGTAAGCTCCAAATGATTTTCTTGCAGCATTATGCATTTTAGTACTTTCTCCACTGAACCAAGATTGTATAAATTGAAAATATCTTTCCATTTGTACAATCGTTACAAAAGGATCAGCTAAAGCTCTAAAATATTCATTAGGATTAGTCCCATATAATAAATCCATAAATCCAAATTCAACACTCTTCCAAAGCCTTGTATCCATAAATTGCTCCATTGTAGAATCTTCTTCATCATCCAATCCTCCAACTAAGAATGGAAGCACTTTAATTATTGCTGTCACCAACATTAAATCGTGAGCAAGTCTTATTATATTCTCTTTTCTTTGGGGTTCTTGACCGGTCCAGATTGTGTGTAATTCACCTGGAGATAATTCTGTAATTCTTTTAGCTTCATTTAACATTGCAAATATACTCATAATTGTTCCTTCTACAAAGCGTTCTTGCCAAATAACTTCCATTTTTTTATCTCCAGGGACAAATGGATCGTCAATTTCGGTAATTACGTAGTTTCCAAGTGCTTCATTCCATTGACCTCTTTGAAATGTATTCTCTATTTTATCAAATGCATACTTCTTAAACATGGAAAACATCTTACCTAAAACGTGAGAATTTAAAAGCCTGTTTACATCTTGGTCATATGAACCAGTAATGTACTTATCGGCTATAGTTTTTACTCTAGTACGAAGCCTAGAATCATAAGCTCTTTGTAATGGCTCATCTTCATCTTGAACTCCTTCTCTTACTAATTCATCTTTAATTTTTTTCTTAACTTTTGCGTCACGAGTATCTTTTTTTACATCATAAATTAATTCCCCATCTTTTCCAACACTGTAAGCACTTAAAACGCCATCTTTATCCATTTGAGCCATTAAAACTATCGCTCTATTTATATAATCTCCAGCAAAATTTAAACTAAATAACCAATTTGATTGGAATAAAGCGAAATGTTTTTGTGATTTTTGTAGCCATTTTGCATGAATTAAATCTTGATTGTCCATTTGTGCAAAACGATATTGACGTATTAACTTCCACATTAATTCAGGATTAGTAGTCGCAACCTTTACAGCTACAGCAATGTTTTTCCAATTAAAGAATTCAGATCCTTTATTTAATGTTTGACCCCATGCAAAAGAAGCTGCTTGTAAGGCATTAGCCATAAAGTTTACTGTATCCGCATATATATTACCACCCATAATTCCAAATGATACTAATCCATTTGCATTATTAACTATATTATCTACAGCTACTGATCTATTCCCAGGTAAAGGAACAGATACCCCAATACCTTGTCGCTGCTGTTTAATTAAGAAATCAGTAGTTTTGTCAATATAATCAATTGTATTTTTATATTTTAATCCTTTAGAGTTATCGTAATTATATAGTAAAGTTTTTGAAGCCATATACTCTGGCATGATATCATCCATCTCTTGTTTCATTATTTGATTCATTACAAAATAATTCATAATTACTTCAAGATTCTTTTCTATTCCACGATTATCTTTAAGACCATTCTCTCTCATTATAAGCTCTCCGCTTTCATTAGTCCTTAATCCTAACATTTTTTGTCTCTGCTCTGATCCTAAAGTACTAGATCCTGCTTGCCATGCAAACATATCTCCTAGATCATATCCAGATTTTTTCTCTATAACATTTTCAAATAATTCATTAGAATTAGTATAAGCCTTTAACCAATCTGACATTCCGCCTTGTAGATCTCCTCCAAATATTTTTTGAGCAGCACGTCTAGCCATAGTAGGTAACATTCCATCAGTCCAGTTACCGTCATACCAAGCAACAGCTTCTTCACGAGTTTCACCTTTTCTCATTCTACTTTTTACTATTTGATCTTTAATTGTTTTTACAATAAAATCTCCAAGTGCAACATGATCACTATTAATTTTTCCCGATGACACGGCAGCTGCAGTTCTAGGATCTCCAGAATGATAAATTTGATATAAGTCGACCAAGTGTTCACCGCCATTTTCATCTTTTGCCTGTTGCTTAATAAGCATAGCATCAAATATTTTCCAATTTGTATCTCTTACTCTTTCTGATACTAATGAGAAAGGATTACTATTCTCGTAAAATTTCTGAACAGGAGAGAATAATTTAGCAAATGGTTTTTTATATTCTCTAAAGAATCTATTGCCTATTACATCCATAGCTCTTTTCATTTCTCTTACAAACCATTGAGCAATAGGATTAGCTAAATTAAAATTACCACCAATTTGTTTTTTAATCCAATTAACATCTACAGTACTATCAGAAGCAATTGATTTCCTTCCTCTATTTTTAATCATTCTAAGACTTCTAGATAATAATCTAAACTCTTCATCCTGTAATAGCCCATTAGGACCTTCCAGTTGATTTCCGTACTGTTTCATCATTTGATCCATCCTAGATTTTACTACTCTTTCAATATCCTTTCCAAACATACCGTTAATATCTACAGCTTCTGCAAGATCAAATCCCATTTTAGAATACCTGGATCCTTTCTTTCCTGCAGCGGGTTCGGCTTTAGCCATCTTATACATTCTATCTTTTTCTGCTTGATAAAAATCTGTAAGCTGAGATAGCCAAGCTTGTTTATAATTTTGAAGATTTAGTATATTATCATTCTCTAATATAGCTAACATCTCTGGACTAAGCTTAGATTTAAATTCCTTATTAGTTATTATTTGTTTTAATTCCTTAGAGTATTCCCCTAAATGTAGTCCCTCACTAACAACATCATTAGTAGTTAATTGATGGATACCTAATCTTCTAAACCTAACATTTGGATTATTTTGAATCATTCCAGCTATACCAAGGAGTAATTCAAATTTTCTTTTACCAGCTTCAGTATTCGTTAATTTAACAACGCTACTGTCTAATATAGAGGATTCTTGATAAGTAGAGAAATTATCTAATTTAGAGCCATATACAGTTCTTAAAGATACAGGAGTTATATCATGCATATTAACAACCACCCCACCTTCATTTGTTTTTCTAACAGACATAATAGGATTAAATCTAGGACTAACAACAGCGGGATTATAAAGAGCTCTAACGCCAGGATCCTCATGGCTTTTTAAATCTTGATATAATAATACCTCTTCACTTTCCCTTGCTCCTATTAGCTTAGTAATCTGATCAGCATGTTTTTGTAAAGAAGGGGGTAATGAATCTGCATTACTAGTTCTTATAAAGGCAACTATATTTTCACGAAGCTTGCCTTCATAATCTCCCCGCTCATCAATAATTTTTTTAACCATATTATTTATAGCTGCTTCATCAGTCAAAGTTGGTAATACATATTTCTTACCACCATTAGTCTCAAAAGCAAACTCCCCGCTTATATTTTGTGACATTAACATGGATTTCTTCATTTGATCTTTTACAGTTTGGAAGTCAGTAGATACTTGAGCTTCTGAAGATAATCCTAATATATCATTAGTTATATCAGTTGCACTTCCTAAAGTAACAGAAAGTCTAGTCCTTGTATCTTTTATGCCAAAGAATTCTGCGGGAGTAATATTACTAACCTTAGCTCCTTTCATCATAGTATCAGCCATGGATTGAGTTATAGTATACAAAGAAGAGTTTTCTATATCTAATCCTCTAAATGGATTAGCTCTAAATCCAAACAGTCTTCTTAATCCATTTTTAACACTAGCCCAAAAATCACTTATCCATAATTTAATTTCAGTTATCATAGATGCAGTACCATCTTCATTTATCTCTGAAACCAATTTACCAAAATTAGATTCTGAAACTCTAAATCCTAAAGAGGTTACTACAACTTCTTCTGCAATATCAACATCACTTAGATTACTATATTCTGGCTGACTTTTAATAACGCCATATAAAGGTGATTTATAAGCTTTTGAAAGCAATTGAGTATAGACATCTGGCTGGAACCTTTGAATAACTCTTAACCATATGTGACCTAACTCGTGAGCGGGAGTATCTAAGGCTACCTTATCTCTGTTAAAATATATCATTCCATTACTTACAGATCCTAAAGTATTTTTACTAAACATTCTTTGGAACTCTTTGCCGCCTACTACTTTAATAACACCTTTTAATCCTGGGAATGCTTTTGATAGTCTATTAATATATAGATCTAAACTCCGTGCACCTAGTCTTCTAGATTGAATAGAATTAATGCCAAGATATACAGAAAGTAAATCATCAGGATGAGGACGTACTAGTATGTTATTAGTAGGATTAGTACCTGTATTAATTTGTACAATCTTATTCCATCCTGTAGCCCATACATCTATCCATCCCTTACCATAAGAAACTTTTCCTCCAGCTAATACTATTCTATCAGGTTTCCCTTTTTGTATATTTTTCATTACATCATAAGGAACATTAAAAGTAATACCAGTTCCAACTGCAGTCCCCTCACTATCTTCCACTGGTACAATAGCATCATCCTTAAACGGAATAGACTTATTACTATATTTATTTTTTATTATTGTATATTCCACGCCCTCATCATTAAGTTTTAATACAAATAAGGAAGCTCTTCTCATGTATGGCAATTTAAGATAAGCGGTAACATACTCAGCATGTGGAATATTTGGATTTTGTGCGTCTGTTATTAATATTCTTCCAGAATGAGTAATCCCAGTATATTCTCTACGAAGTGCACCCTCCTCTGCTTCAAATTCATAATTAGGATCATCATCTTTTAATCTATCTAATAGATTTGGATTCTTCACTAAGAATGGAGTTTTGAATTCATTTTCTATTTCTGGATAAGTGAACTTCTCTGTGTCCATATGTAACCCCTCAAGGAAATTAGACAATGGATAAAATAATTTTTCATCAAATAAACTTGTTATATTATTAGGTCCCATTTGGAATCCGCTTTGGATAATGGAATAATTAAACAATCCTTGTACAAAGGCAGTGTCAGGAATTTTACTTAAAGAATATTGTAATTTGGCTAATTCTCTAACATCCATTCTCCCTAAGCCATCTATAGTTAAATGATATCCACCAGATCTAGAAGGTCGGACTTGTAATTTATTAAAGAAATGATTACCAGAAAATTCTTTAAATTCACTTTTATCTAAATTATTTTTTATATATGCAACTCTTTCAGCAAATTGATCTAAGAATACGTGTCTACCTTCTGGAGTATTTAAGAGTACTTCTCCTATTTGATCTCCTTTATTATCATACTCGAAGCTCATATTAACCTTTCCTGCTTGACCACTAAAATATTTACCTATAAGATAAGAAGATAAATTACCCATTAAGTTATCAAATTGTCTTTCACTTAATGAATCTTTATTTATATCCTCTAATATCGTTCTCATAATTATATCCTTCATTTGATTTACCTTAAATGCAGAATTGTTAATTTGATTATACTGAACTAGAGATGCAATGAAATCTTTTAAATGTGGATTGTTTTCTATTACCAAACCAATATCAACATAAGATCTTATAATTGTTTCATTTTCTCTAAATGTATCTAAGAGAGATAATAAGTCAGCTCCATTATCAGTTTTTCTAGGAGTACCATCAAGTGAAGACGCTTTCTGCATAAAATAATATTCTGGATCACGAACAGCTGTAGAAGAGACTACAACTAAATCCCCATTATCATCAAATTCAAAAGGTTGATTAGCCCATATTTCCATATTACGCAGCATCATAGAAGACCCATAGTCTCCCTTAGAAATACCCTGATCTATATTAGATGTTAAAGCTGTTCTTTTTATAGCTTCTCCAAATAAAATTATCTTTTTGAAGGAGGCTAATACTTCAAGTTTATTTTCAAGAGCATTTTTTATATTTTCCCAATTAGGCTCCCTACCAGTAACGGAGCTTTTTTTAACAATCTCTTCTAACATTTCAAGAGCTGGAATAGTTTCTACTGCAGCGATTGTTTTGGCTACTTGTATTTGATCAAGAATAACAGCCGCCTCTGAACCTTCTAATCCACTTAAAGCTGCTACTCCAGCGAGACCAGAATCACTATAAATAGAAGCTAATGCAAAAGTGTTAGTTTTAATTGCCTCTGGATCAGAGATTTCTGTAATTATAAGATTGTCTATAGCGAACTGAATAGCATTTGTTTGTTGCGAGGTAGATAACCCGTCAAAACTAAAATCTTCTTGATGCATTAAAACTTCAACAACATTTCTCCCTTCATAATTTCTTCTTACAGCTGGCATTGTTGAAACAATCATTTGAGTCTTCTGGTCATTAGACACTTCATTAGGATCTGTACCTCTATCTCCTATATATCTTTGTTTCCTTTCCTCACTATCAGTATTTAGTATAGCAAATCTATCTAATAGTTGAGCAAACTTTCTGAGTCCAGAATAACTCCAATCATCGTTAAATTGTTTTTGTAAAATCTCCATAACCTTACCTGCTTCAATATCTGCAGATCTTACATCAATATTTTCAAGTAAATCTACTGTAGTTCTATGAACAGACGTTGACCTCTTCTGCTCTTGCAACATTCCGCTAACTGTAGAATTCAGTAAGAATTGAATAATTTTTTCTCTAGGAACTCCTGCAATATCTAATCCTGCTATAAAATAAGCAGTATTCGGATTAGCTAATATCTTACCTAAAACAAGTTCATTAGCGTTATCTAATGCTAATTGAGACAATTCCGCTAATAAATCTATTACATAAGCACCATCAGCACTTCTTCCATTTCCAGCAGGTCCATTACTAAAACTACTATATACTTCCCCCATAAAATTCAATCTGAAATGGGATCCCTCTACAGATTTATATGCATTATATAAATGAGTATAAGCCTTAATGGTCATGATAAAAGGTCCTACAGTATATTTCCCTTCCATTATATCTTCATACGCCATTACAGAACTAGTTACATCATTTAATTTTAAACCACTTCCTGGTTCATGACCTAAGTCTCTTAGGATTTCTTTAATCTTATGGCTTTCATTTGCACCTTCAACACTTTTTCTGTCTTGTTCTACGCTTACCGGAGAATAGAAGAATTGAATATTATTAGGATCTTGATAGAATGATCTTACAGAATTAAATATCATTTCTTTTAATCCTTCTTCATTATCAAATCCAGATTCTACCCCTATTTGAGATGTATAAACTCTTTGCTCATCCACATCATAATCGGAATCATCTAAAATGTTTTTATTAGGAGATTGCCAAACAACGTTCCCATTATCGTGTACGAAAGAAATAATCCTATATTGATTCCCGGTAGCTGTATTGGAAGAAGGTACCCTATTCATGACTGTAAGAAGATAATTATCAAATGATTTATAAAAATTCATTAATGATAATAATTGTACAGAGTAGTCTGCTTCAGCTAATTGAGGAGTTCTACTAACTAATACTTTCCATGCGAGAGTATCATCAATTTTAATAGGATTCCCATTACTTGCCATATCAGCAATAACAGATTCTATTTGTTCTGGATCATTACCCATAGATTCATACCTAGCTGCAGTTCCGTCAGAAAAATTGATTGTCATTATATCGGCAACATCCCAATTTTTATAGTAAGTATAAGCAGTTGAATCTTCTATATTAAATCCAAATGCTTGAGCATCATTTGCATCAAAAGGTGTTATAGCCTCAGGGGGAATTATTTTAACTATATGATCCTCAGCTTCCATAGCCGCTCTAATGGCTGCTAAATAATTTTGTCTTGACTGTTCAACAGAAACTCCAAGTTGGTCCATAGCTTCTAATACTATCTTTTCTGGATCAGACCAAGAAATCAAGTCGGGATTTGAAACATCTCTTTTTCCGATAATTATTTTAAGATGATTAAGATTTCTAGCATTAATCGATTCAACACCTAATTCACTAGCAACTGCTGCCATATCTTCATTTATTTCCAACTTTCTTCCTAATATATTTTCAACTTGTTTTAAAGTAAAGATTTCACCGTTATTAGTTTCAAAAATTTCCATCATTGTTCCCGGCATTTGTACCGCTGAATATCCTTTCATTCTAGGTTTAATCCCCTTATTAAATAATTTTCTTAATACATTCTTAATTCTTGTAGCAATAACTGGAATTTGAATAGATATGTTATCATCTGCAATTAATCTAAGAAATTGAGCTAATTCAGTATTTTGACTAGCAGCTGATTTTTCAGCTTCATTTCTTAAAAAATCACTTACTCCCATTTCATCTATTTTCTGGCTTATTTCTTGTCTGTTTAACTTATTCAATTCAGCTTGAGATGTTACTAATCTATTTATACGTTCAGATTGTTCTTGAGTAGAAGCTCCTACCATCACCTCTGCAGCTAATTGTTTAAACATGGCGGAATCATCACGTTCAATTTCTTTGTGTGGATTCAATTGCCATCTAGTTCCTCTATTGTCTACAGAAATAGTTTGAAATCCTTCATCTGATGTTAATCCATATTCCAAATTGTTTACCATTTTAGACCCTTGTTTAACTCCAGAATTATATATAAAATAAGCAACATATGTTTTATGAATACTTGTACCTTTGTTCCATTGAACGAATTGAGGAGTATCTTGAGATATAACATATTCTCTTAATAGGTCCCACGGATTACCACCCTGGTTAATCGATAGCTCTTCAAATTCTAAATATTTATCCCAAAGTGTAGTAGGGTCTATAGAGTCAACCTCCATAAAAGGTTTATGAGATAATGATTTTTCTACTATAGCTCTAATCTTTCTAGATCTATTCATTAATTCAGTAGTAAGAGGTATACCAGCGGTTTTAAAGAATAAACCTTCATTTGTAGCTATATCTAATTCTTTATGTACAGGCTTATTGGGACCATAAGGATTTTGCATCATACCAAATCTACCACCTAAACCTTGATGAGCCGCTAATGTATATAAAGGAAGTTGCATTGTTAATGAATCTTCAGCAGCATTTAATGTAGGATTAGAATCATTTAATAGCATCAATAAATCATTTCTTAAGGGATTGTCATCTAAAATAACAACTTCTGATTTAACAGGCATGCCACGCCTTCCTATAGTAGCAACTACTCCCGGAGACTTTTCAGATGAAATTCTTTTAAATAGATCTGTTATGCTTTTAAAATCACCAGAAGACCCTCCTATAATATCTTCAAGATTATTATTTAATATCATCCATCCATAATAATAAGATTCTATCCATGGATTAAATTGTGTTTCTGTACCATCTTCAGTAGGAACAGTTCTATAATACATGCCATCATATTCTGGTGTTGTGTCTTCAAATGCTTGACTACGCTGAAATCCTACTCCGTTAGCTGTAGATAAGTATTTTATAAACCTCAACAACATACCTCTATTTTTATTTTGTATAAAAGCCCATTGTTCAGCCGGAGAAGATAATCCCATAAGATCATCATAATTCTGAATAGTATAGAATTGATCATGGGCTTCTACAACCTGACCCTTTACCCACATTTTTTTATTTTGAGTCATGCTATCATTACCAAGATGTAAGCTTCCATCAGGATAAACTTTATAATCTTTGTTTATTATAAGTTCAGAAGCTCTAAATATATCTACAAGCTTATCTAAATCCTCTTGATTAACCATATTCTCACTAAGACCAGATATCCATTCTTCAAGAATTCTAGGATCAGAAATAGAATCTTGCAAAGAAGGCATCTCTCCAAGATCATTTACAGAATAACGTAATACTCCAGTAGTCATTACTTCTCTTAAAACACTATGAACTTTTCTAACAGTTTTAGTAGCTTGATTACGTTTCTTTTGAAATAAGCTAACCATCTTAGCAGCAACAAAATTAGTATTTAACTCTACAGATTGATTCTCTGCATCTCCTTTTACGATAACTAAAGGAGCCTCTTTATCATGTTCTATTTGGAAAAATTCAGGAGATTTTTTATCACCAGGAGTATATCCAGGCATTGTATATGCATTACGATTTGTATTTTTTAATATCTTATCTACAAATTCAGAATTTATCATATTGTCTAAAAATTCTGCAGGTGTCATTTTACCGTATCTTTTACCAAAATATCTAGTAGTAACCCCATCATAAGATATAATACCTTTAATTTTGTATAGACTATCCGGATCTAGGAAGGGATTAAGAATAGCAGGACCAGATGGAGTTTCTTGCATCACGGGTATTTGTATATTACTCTCTAGTGCCATGTTTAACAGATCGTATATATTAGCATTAGGATTAACTTGTACCCCATTAGAAACTAATAAACTAATAAGATTACTTTGAAATAACTTTATTGCACCATCTTGTGCGTCAGCGGTTGTTCCGTCAAACCCAAATAAATCATTGATTCTACCACCGAATACTAACCTGTATACTTGGTCATTATTAACATTATAGTAAATAGAATTTTGGTTATCTCCACGAGAAAAAGACTCTACACTTGCTAATTCTTGTAAAAACTGAAAATTAGCCAATGCTGTTGGAATAGCTTCTGTTTCTTCTAAAAATACTTCATCTTCAGATCCTAGCATTCTTGCTAAATCATCTGTAGCTGCTCCAGCTGGATCCATTAAATCCATAACAATAGAGCCCAATCCATTTGATAGCCCTTCTGGAGATACATTAGATAATTTAGATTGACCACTTCTACTATTTAGATTTTCAATAGGTTGAGATTCTAAATAAGCATTTATAGTTCCGGATCGAATATCTGATCCAGTAAGACCTACTTTTCTAAGTATTATATTAGCAACTACTTTTATATTTGTTATATCAGGATGCCATGATATATTATTTTTTGTTACCATAAATATCTTTCCCATTCCCTTTAAAGATATTTCTGTTCCTCCTTTAACATTCTTTTTAGAGAATGTTGGCTGAACTTTAGCTTTATGATAGAATTTAGGAGTTTTCCCATCTTTATCTAAAACAACAGATTTAGCAGAAAGTAGTCTCGGTAATTCATCTTCGAATACCCAACTATTTGAATTAGCTGGCTTACCATCAATAAGCATACGAACCTGAACCTGAGAAGAAAACATTTCTCTAGAGTCTTTAGTCATCACAGGCATTCCTTCAACAAATGTATATAATTTTCCTAATATCTTTTGTTTAAATCCTTTTAATATTTTATCAGCAAAAGAAGTTCTTATAGGAACAGATGTAGTTCTTTTTAATCTATAATCATAAAAACTTTTAAAATAGTCTTTTTGAGTTATAGATCTAAATAATGATTCCATTGCATGTAATAAATCTGCTTGATTTAATGCTTTTATTTTTATAGGATTACCTACTGCATTTTTATTAACAGGATTTTCAGCCGCTATACGTTGAGGGTTTTTAGCCATATCCATTAAAGAGTACATTAGTAATCCATCTGCAGAGCTAGATAATGGATTAACATCACCTCCCATAGATTCGTCTCCGGGCATAAAGAACACTCTATCATATACAGAGAATAACATATTTTTCATATACGTCTCTCCTGAATTATTAGCAGCGTCCAAAAGAACTAATCTAAATGCTTCCATAGTTGGGAGCCCTCTATATCTTTCGTCACCAGATTTAGCTTTTTGTTGCAATTGGATAAGAGTAGCCCATAAATTATCTTGTTTTATATACTGATGTTCATCGGAAGGATTAGCTGGTCTAGCAACTCTTTGACCGTCTCCTAAAGTCTCATAAATATAATAATCTATATTGTTTAACCACAATCTAGTCATATCAGTTAAAGAGTCTAATGGATTTTTACGATCATTTTCCATTTGAATAGAAGACTCTCCATGTTCTTCAAGATACTCAAAATTAGTTATATCCTCATCAGACATTTCTTTTCCTTCAAAATTAAGTATCGTTTTAGAGTCCTTACGATCTCTTTTAAAATCTGGGAATGTTAGTCTAACAAATTTATCTATTATAGGTAATGAATCCTTAGGTCCTTTTTTAGTTAACTGAAGTACAACCCATTTTTTCCATGTTTCAATATTCCCGTCTTGTAATAAAGAAAGTGCTTGATCTGGATTTAATCCTTTTAAAGGAACTTCTACGCCATTCATATTGTAGGTTTGCTCTTCTGCTAAGTATTGATTGGCAAGAGATTTATATTTTAGACTAATAATATTTACAGCATCTTTTATTTCGGCATTAGAACCAGTAACAGTAGGACTTAAAATAGACTCAGATATTAAATCTTTTTCAATAACATCTCTATGAATTTGAGCAACTAAAGTTGGTAATTTAAATATTTTAACTAAATAATCAGGACGCTGTACTGTTTCTCCCTTTTTATTATACATACTATAACTAGGTCCTTTATAGGAAACTATACCTTCCATTACCTGATCCGAATATTGACCAGATTCTGCATCAGACATAAATTGATTAATAGTTCCATAAAAATAATTATTAAGACCTGTAGCTCTCAAAAGCCAATCTACAAAGCTCCTAAGAGCTCCTTTTAATGTTGTAGTATCATAAGCTTTTCCATAATAATCTGCTAACCATTCTTCAGCCATTATATCAGTTATAGTATTAACTGGTATATTTCTAGACTTCGCCATTTTTCTTTTAATGTCTACTAAAAGTCTTTTTCGTTGATAAGGAGAAAGAACATGTGTAGTTAATATATGAACTGCTTCATGTCTAGATGTAGTAGATTCTATACCACCCATATTCTCTAAAGTCATTAAAGCGTTCTGCACTCTACCAAAAGCCTGCATCCCCTCTTCTGTAGTTATATTGCCAACTTCCTGGACGAGAGTATCATAATACTCATCTCCAAGAATTCTTCTTATAATAGCCTCAGCATCTTGAGAAGTTATCCTAGTTTCATTAGTTATTCTTTTAATATTGAATTTTGGTTTAAAATTATCCATATTATTAGGTCCATCATTAGAGCCATTAGGATTAGGATTACCACCTTTCTTGCGGACTTTTGAAGGCATTTTAAATACTATTTGAGGATCAAATATCTGGTCAACATTTATAGTCATATTATTAGATGCAGAAACTTGATCAATAGCCTCTAATCCAGATCTATTGTCACCAGCTCTAGCATTTTCAACAAACTTAACATCTATTCTTTCTCCCATTGGAGTAAGATTTTCCTCTTGAACCATACGACCTACTTCCTTAAATAAAGCTTGTACGAATTTACCAGCCTCACTAGATGTTAAATTATTAGGAAGCTTTACATGAAGCCTAACCCTTTTCTTATTTCTTGTACTAGAAGCGTCTTCTTTTACTGAAAGGATAGGACCTTCTCCATAATTAAAATTACCTAATTTACCCCTGAGTTGAGGAGCTAACGGATCACTAAAGTCTATAAAGGTATAAGGATTAGCATTCCAGTAATCTAATATATCAGACCACCATGTATAATCGTTTGTATATAATGGATCATTTACAATCTGTTCAGCTAATTCATTCCCGTAAGCAAGAGCATCAATTTTTTTAGTTTTTAATTTAATTAATGTAGTCTTAGGTTTAACAGGAGCTCTTCCAGAAACAGAACCAGCGTCATAAGTTACAGGAAGATAATAACCAGATTCTCTTATACCCTCTTTTCCTGGAGGATTATAAAGAACTACAATATTTCCAAATTTAACTCCTTGTCCTTCAAACTTACTCTTTAAGTCAGCAACAGTTATTGCATTAGCAGAATTAGTAAAAGATATTCTTCCTGGAGTTACATTTGTTATTTGTATAGGTCCAAAATCATATTTACCGTCAACTCCAGCACCATCCCATCCAATTTTTCTATATTCTAATTTATCTGCATTGTATGCATCTAAAACGACAGAAGCTGGAACTGTATTAGGATTTCCTTCATATGTATGTCTGTCTATATTCGGAACAGTCCCTAACAACATCATTTCGGCAGTTGGAGTAATTCCAGTTTTTTGCTGGAAGAAATTAACCATTTGTTGAACACCAGGATCACCAGGATTTAATTCAACAGCCAGTACATTGTCATATTCAACCATCATTCCTTGAGCATCACTAAATAATTCTTTTTTCTTATAATAAACTAATTTAGTAGTATGTGAAGATGGATTTCTACCATTTCTAAGAGCACTATATACAAGAGTTTCTAAAGCAAAAAACTTAAATGCTCTATGTGGATTTTCATTAAGATTATTAGATCCTCCTGTAACAGAAGATCTTGACATGGCGGTTAAGTTACCATTTTTATGATTATCTATAGAATCAAAATTAATAATATCTTTTGTTCCAGTAGGATCAGTTTGTTGTTGATTATCAATAATTTCCTCTCCAGTCACTTCAGGCATAGGTAAATATCCTCTTATAATAGGACCATCTGGAGTTGTGTCGTCATCAACTACTATCTCCGTCTCAGTATCTTTAACGTCTACTCTTGCAGGAGGACCTTCAGTTACAGGTATATTTGTAGTATTTATATTATTCCATATAATAGCATCAGTCCATGCTTCTAAGGCATCTAATTCACTTTCTGAATATTTATAATCTGGAGCAAATGAAAATTTACCAGATCCAGTATATTCACCAGTTCGTGCATTAATATTAGAGAAGTTTATCCATATAGATCTAACTACATTAGGTTGAAGACCTATTAAAGGCTCTCCAGATTCCATCATTTTCCTATAAATAAATTGCTGTAATCCAACATTATTCTTTTTACTATTAACTAAATTAGGTAAAACAAGACCAGTACTCTCTTCATATCCCTTAGGTTTTTTCATCCATTTTTGACCAACACCACTGAATATTGGAGACTTATATTTTCTCGCTTCAAAAGCTCCTGGTCTAGCTGTTTTTATATCTATAATACTTACATTGCCAAATCTATTAACTTCAACTAAATCTAAAGTACCTCCTAATCCAAATTGCATATTAACAATAGGCAGCTCAGTAATAAACATACTTCCCGCTTTTAAGCCAGCATCTATCATTTCTGTTTGTGCCTTAACAGCGTCTATAATACCAGTATAAAGAGATTTATTTAAATTAATAGGATGTTTTTGATTATCATTAACTCTAGTTATTTGTTCTTTTAGATTTTTTAATATTTGAGTTCTCTCACTAGCAGTTCCATTTACATAATTTTCAATAAGTTTATGTATTATATTACCAACAGTTCTTGATGCAGTAGAATCCTTAACAGATGCTGGTCTAGTGGGCATAACAGAACTTATAGCATTACTTGATCTTGTTGGGAAAAATAAATCTCCTTCAGCATTAATTTTAACAGCATAAGGCTGATCGTCATTATCTCTCTTAATATCACCTTCTTTCTCTTTAACCCTCATTAAGGCACTATATACCTTTTCCTGGTTAGACCCTTCTGTAGGATCTTCATTGCCCTGAGGACCGTCATCTACAGTCTCTGTAGGTACCGTAACATTAAATCCTAAATTTTTAAGATATTCTAACAAACCGGCACTATTAGCGGCAGCTCTCTGTTTATATTGTTGTAATTGATTTGCTTCATCAGCCACAATCTCATCGCCACGTCCTGTAATCTGTTCAACAACCTTAGAGGTGGGAACAGAAGTCATAAGTAATCTTATATCATCAGGAACTAAAATATTAAGATATGATTTAGCTCTAGATGTTGCTGTTAACATTGCTTTATTCCATTGATAAGGAATATCAGTTGTAGATATGCGAACAAATACTTTATCAAATTCGAGACCTTGAGCACTATTATCTCCTTTTATAATTGTTTTTACAATTTTTTTAGCATTAATATTTGCATCTATATTATTAATTTCAGCTATTAATGTATTTCTAGATTCTTCACTTCCAACAATTATAGTTACATTATTATCATCTATTTTAGCAGCATCAATAACTTCCATAATTTGAGCACTACCATCTTTATCTTCTATATATTTAACGCCTATATTATTGTCAGCAGTAACTTCACCAAATGGCAATACAGGAGCCACATATTCGGTTGATATATTTGAAACAGATCTAAATGCAGATTGAACTTTATTTATATGATAAACATTTGTTCTAAATACTTCTGTTAAAGGATTTGTTACTTCAGATATATGTTGATTTACAGGAGCCACAGAAGATCCGTCTCCAGACATTTGACTAACATCTCCCATTAACAATATAGGAGTATCAGGATTACTTTTCTTTATTTTCTTAAGATCATCAAGGCTTAAAAAGGTAGCCTCGTCAGCTACTACAAATGCAACATTATCACCAATCTCGCCATTAACAAGTTCTCCTTCTTCAATAACCTGAACATTTAAATTTGGAAACTTCTCAGCCACTCTTCTTCTCATATCTGTAGATTGGTGAGCAGAAGGTACAGATATCACAATTGTCTTTTTATCTAAATTTTTCAATTTAGAAGCTACTGAAATTATAGATCTTAAAACAGTAGTACTTTTACCAGTTCCAGCTGCTCCTTGTATAACTAAGAAATTGTCGAATAATTTTTGTTCTTTGCTTTTGGGTACATAAGCACGACTTTGATCCATTAAGAAAGAAACAGCTTGCTCTATTACAACTTTTTGTTCAAAAGAAGGAGCAAGTTCATCAGCAGCAAATGAATTAAAATGAGCAGCTATAGCTTCATTAAGCTGAACTCGATCCGTACGTTTTAATAAATTAAATAAATTACTAAAAGCGTGTAAGTTTATATGAAATTTCTTCATATTACCATTCTCAAATTTTTCTTCCTCAGTTGCCTGAGTTACCTGAGTGATCAAATTATTAGAATTCATAAAAGGGAAATTAACATATGAAGCTGCTCCATTATCATCGTTAACAATAGTCCCTAAGGAAGTCATATACCATGATGATGTTTGCCAATGATCTCTTTTTTTATCTGTAGCGTAAGAATATATACCTGGTTTAAATTTATCACCATCCCAGTATCCAAAAAGTTGATTAAATATTTCCTGAGCTTTATCAGGATTTTTTCTTAATGCATTCCCTATTGTAGTCATCGCAGCCTCAAGACCATTAATAACTTCATTTTGTAATTCACTTAATCTAACTAATTGTTCTTGATTTAAATTTTCTCCTAATGGTTCTCTAGCGTCATTATATTTTATTACAGCATCTTCAAAAACGCTAGTAAATACCCTTTTATCTTCATCTGTCATTAATCCCATAGCATCCAATCTAGAGAAAATATCCTTTAGGTATTTTTTATTAACTTTAATAAATTGTTCTTTATAATTATGCTCAATCATTTCTCTAGTAGCAAACTTCCCTTTAATTGATTCTCCTAAATCTAAAGCAGATTGAATCATGGCATCTAATTGATTCCATTCTTGATCAGATAATCTATTATTATCAGTTAGTCCAGATATTTCATCTTCCATATAATTATATACCATCACATTAGCTCTAGCAGATGATCTAACATATTGTAATTGCATTAAAAGATTACTAATTTGATTTATTGTTTCAATATCTGTTATTTGTTTATCTTTAAAGTAATCTAATACTTCAAGAATATTTTGTACATTAGTAACCTTACCTTCCTCGTCTTCCTGTAGCTGAGATAAGTATCCATCAAATTTTATTTTCTGTGGATCTTGATCAAAAGGATTTTTAGGTTGTTCTTTTTCAGAGGATTCCCATAAACTATTTCTACCGTCTTCTAATGATTGAATTTTATTTATATTATCAAGCATTTCCTTAGAAACAATTTTTTCATCTTCTGCTAAATCTTCATTTCCAACTATATCATTAAGTAAATTTAAGGCATCTGGATTAAACCCTTCCGCTACAGGATGCTCTAACTCTAATCCCTCTGGTATTAATTCATTATCTGTAAAATCCTTATTTAAGTCTGCAATAGCCTGTTCTATTCTGGCAGTTAATCCTTTTGCTATATTTTTAATAGTTTCAGTATCTCCACCATATTCAGAAGTAGCATTAATTATACCGCTAAGTTTCTCAATGCTTAATCCAGGAAGATCAAGAGCACCTAAAGTTGTTAAATAATCCTGATCTGATTGAAGTTTTTCTTGTCTTTGTTGTTCCCATTGCTGAGCTTGCTGTTGCATATATTGAACATACTTCTCTACTGACTGATTAATCTGATCAACTACTCTTTCAGGGGTACCATTAGCAGCAATAGTCGCTAAATCAGCATATGGTAATTGGAAAAATGGATCATAATTTAATCTTTGAAATAAATATGCTCTTTTATATATATTTTTGAACTCGTCACCACTTTTTACACTCTCTATAAATTGTTGTTTTGTTGCAATTTCTTTATCAATTGCTTCAATATTTGCACCATCTTCTTGTTTGGAAGCTTCAAGTTCAGTTACTTCTTTCATTGCTCTTAAGGCTGTCATTAGAACAGTGTTATCAGCTGCAACTAATTTAGCATCAAATCCTCCATTTTTTAATTTATCAACAAACATAGCGTGAAGAGTAGCTTCTTTTATCTTATCTCTTCCATATTTGATACCTAAAAATGATTTCTTTAATTTATCTTTTGCAGTCCAAGCTTTATACCATTGAGCTATTCCAGAATCATTCCACACATTATTATATGCTTCAAATTCACCTTTCATTTGATTATAAACAAATTCATTTGCAGAAACGCCTTCAGGATTATCTGCATTCATAGGTTTTCCTTCTATATCAACATTTTTTGGTCCTAATTCACCTTTCTTTCTCATCTGTTCTAGTACATCAAAAAACTCTTTTTGTTTTCCTTGAACTACATAAGCCTGCATTAAATGTTCCCTGTGAGTAACAGGACCTCTAAATGATCCCATAAATCCACCAGAGATACCTCCAACAATAAAAGACTCCCAAGTTCCCTCTGTTAATCTTCTATTATCATCTGTAGTATTATAAGCAACAAGATTTTCAAATGCACCTTTATTAGGATCAATAGCACCAAATAACCCACTGCCAGGACTCCAATCAGGATTTGCTAATTTATTAGAATAATCAGTAAAAGTTTCATAACTATTATTTAAAACCTGCTCTATAAGTTCCTCAGTACCCTCTTCCGCAAAAGCGGCTACAGTATTAGATAACCTAGTTCCTTTTTGCATATATTCATTGGCACCTTTCCAATATTTACCAGTAAAGTCACCAATTTTTCTCATAATACTTTTACTAGCCTGTTGTTGTTCCGCTTTACTTAATTCAGTCCAGCTCTTTTTACCGTAGATTTTCAATGCTTCACTAATTTCTTTTTTAATAGTAGCTCTTATATCTCTATTAACAGCCATTATAGCACCACCATCAGTTATCCAGTTATTATTCATTCTTATACCTCTCTCTACTAAATGTGTAGTGAAAGCAGATAAGAAAAATAATTCAGCCAACTGATCTTCTGGTACTCCACTTTCCTTACCTTCTTGGTAGATAGCGTCACCAGCTTGAGCAGAAAATAATAAAGAAGCCATATTACCTCTTAATTTAGGATTCATTCCAGTTAATCCTAATAAACGTGAAGATGCAAATTGTTGAAATAAAGATCCTATACCAGATCCTATAGCAAATGAAGTCGCAGATAAATTCTGTCCAAATCCTTCATCTTGTTGAAAATTACCAGGATTTTTCCATAAAGATGAGGTATTTTGTAATTCATTAGCTACACCCTTCCATGTTCCTGGAGAATTATTAAATAAATCATCTATTTTTTGACCAGCATGTATAGATTCAATCATAGGAGTCGCAGCCTCCATAGTAGTACCGACAGCAGAAGGTATTGATTTATATAACATTCCTATAGTACCATCCCATAAAGATCTTAACCATCCATCTGAATGAGCTCCTTTAGGACCCATAGTACTAAAGATCTCAGTATTCTTTAATACTTCATTACGTTTAGTTATTTTCAAATAAGGATTTCCAGGTGCTTGACCTAACTTAGGATTATAACCTTCATTTTCAGGATATACCATTGTTAGAAGCTTATCTTTCATAACTCCCTCACTATTAAATACTCCATAATTTGGAAAAACTTCATTACCTGAAACAACTTTTTTCCCATCTTCAGTGGCAACCCAACCTAGAGTCGAAGCATATTCCTGATCTGTCATTATTCTTCTTCCATCTGGAGAAATCATAGGATTAGCCTCTGGATCTATATTGCCCTGCCAAGGATGATTTCTATTTATTCCTTCTAAAGCATTTAAATCGGATGTCCATCCATATCTATTTCTATCCTCACCTTGATGTTTAAAAACATTCTGTTCGTATTGAGCAAATCCCATCTGACCCATATTATACATCTCTTTAAAATCTTGATCAGACATTCCCTCACCTTTTAACTTTTCTCCATATAGCTGTTCAGCTGTATCAAAGTCAGGATAAAAAATATTAAATCCCTTTCCTCCTACATCTTTAGCTATAGAATTATCATTTAAACCACTTAATTGTAGTCCTAGATAATCATATGAATTCTGTGGTATTGGCATATTATTCTTGTTGTTGATAAATGTTATTTAAATTATTCAGAGCATCATATAATTGTTGTTCTTGATTCATTCTTAATTGATTAGCACCTTCCTGGTATCTACCCTGAATTTTTTCTTGTGTTGTTTGATTTGTTCCTAAATTTAACATAGCTTCATTAGCAGGAACATATAAAGTCATTTTTACCATATCTCCCTCCATTTGAGTCATTTCAGCACCTTTCTCTCCTACCCACATAAAATTATATTCATCAATAGTCTCAAAAGGAGTTTCTCTGCCTCTAAATTCTTTTCTTACTTCTTCACCAGTAAACCAATCTTTATCTCCAAAAGTAGCTTTTTTACCAACTTGTCCATCATAATAAACAGCCATCATTCTATCTGCCTGATCTTTCGGAACAGCAACTTGTACTTGAGCGTATTGTATAACGCCTTGATTAGCTCCACGAGCACCTGTATGCCTTATAACATTCCCGTCAGGACCAACTGAAAAATTACCATATCCAACTTCACTACCTCTTCCGCCTTTTATCATTTCTACACCTGGTGTAGTATTTTCCTCAACAGCATTCATATTTATAATTGGATAATTGTTAAAATCAAATTCTCTATAATCTATAAAGTTAGTAACGCCATCTATTTTATAATAAGCAAATTGTTCATCAGTACCTGTAATATCTCTAATAGTAGCCATACCATTTGCACTGCCAGATGCATTATCATTGATTACTTTTATAGCATCATTTACTGGATTATCACCAGTCATAGGATAAAATGTATAGTCGCCTATATTCTCTTGTTTATATCCAGCACTAATATCTGTATTGACATTTCTAGCATTAACTACCTGAGTTACAGTTTGAGTTCCTGGAGTTTGTTGCCCAGTTATAGCAGCATTAAAATAATTCATTCCTTGAATATCATTTGGTCCTGCAGTAGGATTTTTATGAGCAGTTACAGATCTAGAACTTTGACCATGAATAAATTCTTCAGCAGTTAATACAACTTGTTCTGCTAGATAGTTAGCTTTAGCCGCATAATAAGCTTCATTAAAAGTCCCGTCTTCAGATACCATAGTTTCGGGATCAAAATAACTATTATTAAATTCTCTAGCAAATCCTTTTTCTACTTTATCTCCTAATGCACCAGGATTTTGAAGAAGCATATCTCTAATTTTTCTAACTCTATTCCCTGTTCCTGAAGATGATGTTACTACTTTCATTAAAGCACCAGGCATCCCAAATTGGGAACCTTCAGCAAAATCAGTAGATGCAGATCCAGAAGCTTTTATATTATTAAAATAATTCTCCAATAATTGTTTAGATTCTGATTGAGTAGTCATATCCATATTCCAATTTCTATCACCTCCCATAAATGGAGAGTATTTAGGGTTTACAGCATACTGAGATAATAAATTATCTATAGTTAAAGGATTCCCGTCTGGTCCTAAAATAGGATCTCCATTATCATCTAGAGCTACTTCTTGACCTATTTGCTTTTGAGCAGCCATAGTTCTTGTTGTGTCATATCTTTCTTTTTCAACACGCATTAGATTCTGATCAAAATTACTAAGACCAAACCCTCTTCCAGAAGTAGATCTAGTTAAAGCAGCATCTTTAAGAAGTTCTTTAAATTCAGGTGTTTTAAAATAATATTGTGCATTACCTCCAGCCTCCCTAATTCCTGACTCTATTTGATTCATAGCCATTACATGCTTTTGTTCTAAAAAGGCAGCATCAATAGGCATTCCAGTCAATGATGGTATACCTGGCTTATCCCAGGCTTGAACAGCTTTCCTGGTGCCTTGTTTTACTTGCTCCTGTTCTAAAAGACCCTTTATAAAATCTGTAGGATCTAATGTTTCAAAAGGACCTAAAGGATCACCTGGCGGTATTATTGGAGAACTCTTAGAGGTTCTCCCCATTGATATTAACGGCATTATTTAATTTTTAAATATTTTTTTAAATTTACTATTTTTTGACAGTATTCATATTCTTCAACTTCTATTAAATACTCAAGAGCATTTTCTAAAGCAAATGCCCATCTTTTTCTAGGAGCTTCAATAATGTCAACCTTTCCTAATTGAAACAATTGAGCACTATTAAATTCTTCGTATGCTGCTAATCCGATAGCATCTACTACTCTTTTATATATATAATTACCTTTTCTTTCAAATAGATCCTGTATCGTTTCACCCTTTTGAAGTGAAATTTGTGGGATATCTAATTCAATTTCGTACAAGATCTCATCACTCAATGATTTCTTCATTTTGTTCTATATTTTCATTAATATTTATTTCAGTTGGATCTACTTCAATATTATCCGGATTTGCAGCTTCTTCCATTGCTTTTTTCAATTCTTTTATTCTGTCCATTTGTTCCATAGTCCCAAAATTCTCCATAAATTTAGTCATTCCATCTTCTCCGATCCATTCTGGAGGGAAGTGTTCTCCAAGCATATCTATAAGTTTTTGATATTCTTGACCAGCCTTACCAAGCTTAAGTGTGTTTTTCACAGTATCAATTGCTAATCTACTTGCCTCATTTTTTTGTTTATTTTTTATATTTTCTTCCCATCCTTTCTTAATATTATCAAGAGATTTTGATAGAGCTGATCCCTTGTCTTTATTGAACTGTTCTTCTAGTTGTTTGTTAAGGAATCTAGTCTTAAAGTCCCTATCAGCATTAGCAGTTCTAAATTTGTTTTCTTCTTGCACCGCAGACTGCTTAAAGGTATCAATTTTATCTAAAACATCACCATACATTGTTCGTGCATTTTGCAACTTATTAACATTCATACTGTTCAAAATGGACATATTAGAAGATAAATCAGATGTCATCATATGTTTTTGAAAAGAATTAGCTGTACCTAACATTTGATCAATTTTATTTTTTGCACCATAAAAACTAGGAATATATGTTTTTGGCATTGGTTTTTCTGACTCAAAAGGAGTGTATCCTAAATTAGTGTTATAGGCGAATAAACCAGCATTCATTAAAGTATCAGCTATAGTAAGAGCATTATAAGCTTTATTATTTGCATCTAATGCAGAATCAAATCTATCGCCAGGACCACCATCTCCTTCTCCCCCTTCTCCTCCTTCAACATCTCCTTCTTCCCCTTGTTTATTTTTACCTTTAAATAATCTCTGTAAGAAGTTTAAATCATTTCCATCGTCACCCGCATCATCATGAGTGCCATCATCATCTGGATATGCATTTAAAACAGTTTCTCTATAATTTTCTAATTCACTTGAACCTGTTTTATATTTTTCCATATTATCCCTATAATCTTCCATAGCCCACATAAATTCATCTTTCCATTGATCATCATATTCTCCATATTCTTCATTATCTTTATAATCTCTCTTTTTAGGTCGTTCAGGTTTATCGTAAGCTTTATGATAAGCTTCATGTGTTTCAGGATAATTCTCTTTAATATACGCCTCATATTCATCTATATTATATTGTAATCCTTCATCTAATCCTTTACCCCAATTTTCTCCTTCGTCATAAATACCATCACCCTCATATCTACCAGATGTATCATGATACCAATCTTCTATACTAGGAGCTTGTTGGTCTTCAGCCAATACATCTCCTCTAGGATTGAATTCATATCTGTTAATTTTATTATAATCCCTATTAGTCCATCCAGTTGGATTCTTCTGTCTAAAGAAATCACCAAATTTTTTCAAAAATCCTCCTTCAACAGCAAGTTGAGAACCACCATCATTATACTTAAATTCAGAATCAGGAGCTAATTCATCTAAATTTATACCTAATGCTGTTAACTTACTAGCTTCATCTGGAGTAAATACATGCTCTCCATTACTTACCATTTGATCAGGGTTTGCACTACCGTCAACATCAGCAGTTTTTCCTCCTGGAGCAAGATAATTTGTTCTTAACATTTTCGCTATTTCATTATTTTCAGCTGGAACAACAAATGATCCTGGTGGTAAATTAGCAGGTATATCGTCAGAGGTGCCTGATCCTGGACCAGCTATTGTTCCTCCTTTCGCTCCTTTTATCATTTTCTTTGGATTTGATAATTTATTCATTCCTTGAACGGCTAAATCTGTTCCTGTTTGTAATGCCATATCCCATACGTTATTTAAAGTTCGTCTTCCACCACCCATATTCCCTCCACTTATTTGATTGTTTTCAGCCTGCACTCTTTCATTGTTAGCCGCTAATACATCATCTATTTCATCATCCTCAGAAGTAGTAGAAACATTAGCTACATTGGCATTGTCATTTACAACATTTCCAGCTGCTCCAGGAACCTCTCTATTTTCTCCAAGAATTTCTTGACCAGGAACTACAGGTCCACCAGCATCTAATTTTGCTTGCCTGTTCTCTAAATACATACTCATAATATTATTAGAAGGGATTTCTCCACCTGCCTTTGCAAATATCTGACCCTGATTAGAAGCCTCTTGAAATTCCTGTCTACCAGCCTTAGCTAAAGCCTCTTCTTCAGCTCTAGCTTCAATATCAGCCATTTCTTCAAGATTTTCTTGATGTTTAACCCATTGCTTTTGAGCATCTAGATTATATAAATTTTCAGCAAATTTAGCTACCGTTCCTAATGTCTTGCCAACTACAGGTATTTTTTCTAAACTCTTTGATACTGTTCTAGGTGGTTGAGGAGGTCCTGATGATTCTGCCATAATTTATGATTTTGAATTTCTTAATCCGGTTATTACTGATTTAACGTACTGCATTTTTTGGGAATCACCAACAAGTTTTATTACCATATATTTTCCTCTCATTCTAGAATTAATACTATATATATTATTAGCTGTACTCTGTATGGAAGTTGCTCTTGAAACTGGCAATTTCCAATAATTCTCTCTAAAGCTTGGATTTATGTAAGGTTTTGTTGGGTCTACAAAAGGAGAATGTAAAGAAACTTGGTCTTCTGTTAAATATTCTATAGATTTAAAAGCCTCTCCATTTGATGCTATCATTATATTATCAAATACCTTAGCAAGTTCCGCTGCTTGATTAATTACAAAAGTAATGAAAAATTCACTATTTACACCATAAAATTTCAAATAATTGTCATTACCACTGGAATCTATCCCCACGTCATGTAAATAAAAGTCTGTTTGGAAGTTACTTACAGATACATTTGGTATAATTGGAGTTATTAAAGCTGGATTTATACTATAAAAGTCTTCAGATATTGTCATGTAGAAATTAGGCTTATAAGATCTTTCAGACGTAAACCTACCCATCCATTCATTAAACACTAATGTTTTCGATACAGCTGGATCAGTAGTCTCATCACAAGGTCCAGTTACAATTTTACCACCAGGATTAAATAGGAATGTAAATATTATTTCATTGTTTCTTTTATCAAAAGCAGTAAGAATGCCTTCTTGACAAATAGGATTATCTGCTAATGTAGCACTTCTATCAGAAATATCTCCATATTGATTACACACTTCTGTTATCCATCTTCTAGCATTAGCTGAATCACTTATCGTATCTAATCCTCCTTTTTGACCAGCTTGTATTCTCCATATTTTTCTTTTATTATAATCAACTCCATATAATGCATTGTCAGACTTGCATATACTCCATTGATGTTGAGATCCCAACATATCTGTTATAGGATGAGCTTTTTTATCTAAAACATTACCAGCTCCTAATAACAGCGATCCTGAATCAGGTTGACTAAGCATGGCTCTTTCATTAACTAAATGATAATTAACTCCAGTATCTTGAATTGACATTAATCTAGAATTAAAATCTAGTATTTTATTTATATGACCTAATCTATAATCAAAATCTTTAAATGCAGCTGGATCTACAATCGTATATGCATCTCCAAAACTATTAGGATCATTTGGTCGACTATATATGATTCTGGTAGGAAATTCCTTATTTACAAAAGGAATTGCATCATCATATCCAACATATGATTTTACACTTTCTGTTTCATTATATCCATAATTTAATGCTCTAGATTCTTTTTCGTAATCTCGTATTGCAAAATCTGCAGGATTAACCAACCCGTATTCTGGAAAATAATTCATCTCTGCATCTACTTGTCTCATTGCAGAATTGACAGAATTTTCTGTAACAACACTAAACATTAATCCAAATCCATACTTTCTTTTAGCTGTAATGTCAGCATAATTTGAATCTCCTTCACACTTATTACAATCAATACCATCTTCTTCAGAATCTGGTGATTTCTTTCCTGAATTAAATAATTGCTTCATATAGTATCTCTGAAGGAAACAATCACCTCTAAAATGTATTATATTTCCAATTAATGCTGAAGTAGGAGCAGTTAAATCATTAAAATCACCAATTTTATAATATTCTTCATTTGAAGGTTGATATAAATTTGTAATAGTAAATCCTGCAGCAGGATCAGGATTAGTTCTATATACATTTACAATTTTACTTGAAAAATTTTGAGTTGAACAATTATCAATTCCATAAAAATCTGTTGTTCCGAATGCAAGATTTTTTTGATGCATCCATCTCATTTTACCTACAGTAGAATCAGAATAAGCATAATACCAGCTATCGCCAATAGGATCTTTTCCTTGACTATACATGGATTGAAATCCATTATTTGTTACACTATCCCATCCTTCTATATGATAGCAGTTTTTAGGAAAGAATGTAGGTATAGGTTCTGGAGCTATCCCACTTTGCTCATATAAATATCTATTATAACAAAACCCACTAGAATCTGCAGTTGTCCATGTTGAAGTTCCTATAGGCATAATAGATCTATTACCACCTCCCATATCGTGTTTTATAAAATGATCAATACCATAGATTCCATATCTACTATTATCCCATGAAGAAACCATATCTGTACTACCTAAAAGCCAAAATGGTTTTTTCTTAGATAAGCTACACTCAATTTCTGCCCAAAAGGGTGTTATATTTTGAAACATTGGTATAGAGTTAGATCCTCTTAATCGTTTTTTCTGATCTTTAAAACTACAAGAAGGTTCTCCTTCTGATGGAGTTATAGTTGGTATTGCTACTCCTTGAAATTCTAAGTTTTCATTTCTTTTAGCTCTTGTAAAATACATTCCACAAACATTTTGTTGCATCCATGGACATAGAGCATATTCGCTTAAGAAATTTCCTACATTAAATTGTATTCCCATTAAATTAACTTGACCTGCAATATAGGGAGCATCAACTATTGCATTAGGAAATCTATATATACCGTCTTCATTTTCCTGAAAAGGACCCCCAGTAGCATTTGCGTAAGTTCCTGCACCACCCCAATCATCAATTCCTCTAACTGGAAATGCTTGTGATTCTTTTCCGTCTGAGAATACATAAACAACTGCAAAAGCATATGTTTCTCCTCTAAAATATCCTACACCATTGTAAGCTAATGCAGGATCTTTATATTCTCCAGCATTGGCTGCTCCAGGCATTATCCCCATACCTAAAGTAAATGGCTGATCAGGTAATGTACGACTAGAATTAAATTTAGGCATTATTTCTTTTGCAAGCCTTGGCATGGATTCGTCAAATAATTCGTTAGCTCTTAAATTAGCTGCGAATAATCTATTTTCAAATTGACATATTGTTTTAGCTACATCATATGATTGTTTTTGAGCGAATAATTCAGAAACATCCATAGGGATTCTATCTTCTGTACCATTAATTTCAATACTTGCAGTTCCTCCGGAATCAACACCATATAATTTATCTATATTACCAGATTGCCATACTCCCTCATAAAAATAAACAAAACCAACTTCAATATATTTAAAATTAACATCTATATTAGAAAGTAGAAGAGTTACAGACCTAGTAGTTAATTGCTCTCCTGAAGCTCCATCAGTTTGTGCACCCGCAGTAGCTGCATCATCAGGAGAAATTTGAACCATACTACTTTCTCCCATCCAATCCGTAGAATTTAAATCTTCTGTAGTGTATTTAAAATAGAATATCCAATTCCCAGCCATAAGCTCTCCACTATTTCCAAAACTTCCTAAGGTAATAATAGGTCTTGAGCATGTATTAGAAAATAAAGCTATTTCATTTGGAAAGCTAGAATTACCATAAAATCTAGGCATACATCTTCCTTCTATATCAAAACCACAATTAACCTTTCTTATGGGGTTATTGTTATCTGTAAAATATAGATTAACAGTTTTGTCATAATCTATTCTTGCAAAAGCCTCAATTTGATGTTCACAATCAAAAGCAAATCCTTGATGTCTAAAACTTATTCTATCAGCATTAGTTGCGGTAATAGGACTAACGGATCCTACAAAGTTTTTTAATGGAGAATATCTTTCTGTAAATCCTTTTGTAAATCTCTCTTCTGCTGAGCATTCTGGATCAGTGGTGTCTATATAGCAACCCTCAAAAGCAGAGCAAGGAGAAGGAAAAGTACCAATCTCTCCCATCGTAGAAATGGGATTATGGCTAAAAATAAAAGCGACCCCATTATACTCACAATACCCAAGAGGAATAAAACCAGAAGTAAGTTCAAATCTTTTTTCATTTCCTTTTATATTAGTTACTATAAGACCTTGACCATCTTCATCTACAAGACGTATATTTAAAGAATCAACAAGATTATTATTTCCTACCTTTAAATAGGCAGTATCAAAGTCTAAACCGCCAATAAATTCATTGACAGAATATTCCTTTGTCTGTTGCATAGGCTGCTTTTTGTCTTGCTCTCCAGCCATAATTAGGATTCTTTAGTATATTCAAGATCTTTTGCTAATTTTACATGAGGAATTATATTACAAACAATCATAGCTATCTCATCCATATCATTCCTACTCATATCCCTATAATTAGCTCTGGCTTTTTGCCACTGTTTTCCCCATTCTTGTTGTATGTATTGCCATCTATTTATATCAATTCTCCCAACCATAAAATCAGGAAACAATAATTTTTGCATACAGTACCAATAACAAGCGTCCTCATGTCCTTTTTTAATTATAGGAAATCCATCAGGATCTGTAGGGAATCCTAAATAAGTTAAAGTTAATACATAGTCATCATCTTGAACATTTAAGTAACAACCATCATTTTGATAATCAACTTTACATTTACCATTGTAAACACTTAATATGCGATATACATCACATGGTAATTTGAATTTTTTATTAACAACAGTTCCGCTAGCTTTAATTCTTACAAACGCTTCGAATTGACCTATCTTTTTTTCTGCTTCAGCACACCATTCCATTACGTCCCCCAATTCAAACGTAGTATCTTTATAGTCCCTAGCAATTTTATTTGCTATTGTTCTAGCTGTTAAATAATTAGTATTTCCTGCCATTTATTATATTATTATACATTTTGTTTCGTAATACTTGATTAAATCTTACTTTATAATTTCTTTTTGGAGTAGTAAAAACATCTTCAGATATTTTAATTCTAGGTGAATATATTTTACCTCCCGTATCTATATCATATATATAATCTTCTCTTTCTGGATTTGCGGTATTAGATATAGTCATATAACCGAATCCTCTTCTTGGAAAAACAAAATAATTATTATTAATCATTTCATCAGCTACAGCAGTCATAAAATCTGTAAATACATCTTTAGCCATCTTTTTAGCTTCTCTTTCTTGTTTCATATTTAATAATTCCTTAAAAGAATTAAAAGAAGTTTTATAACTTTTTAAATTTAGTACATCATCTACATTGTTTCTTTTATAATAAAAACTAACAAATCTACTCCAATATC